TTAATTGGTCGAAATTTAAGTTGTCTTTTATGTAGTTAAATAAATCCGCGTTGGTTTTTTCACCCAAGGCGTCAATATCTATGGCTTGACCTTTTGTGTGTTGGCTTGTTGGTTTTGACCCTATGGCTTCACAAAGTTCTGCGCTGCGGTAAAAACTATTGACCCGAATCGGTTCGCCTGCCCATTCGCGTAAAGGTTCAAATATTTCTTTTGCCAATTTTTTCATCGCAACAATTTCTTGTTGTCCAGGCTCATTGGCAATTTCCTTTTTTTCGGCTGTTTTAGAATGCGTTGCTTCCGCCCAGCTTATATGTTTGCTTATATATGACATACTAATTAAATATAATTATTAAGCCAGTAAATACAATTAAAATAACCGCCAACAAAACAAATTTGTCAAAGGGGTTGCCATTCCATTTTTTTACTGCCCAATTTTTTACAATGTTTAAATATTTCATCTTCTTTTTTTATCGTTATTTTCTTTTTGAATCCATTCGAGGTCTTTCATAAAATCGCGCATTTCAAGTTTTATTTCTTGGAAATCTGCCTCAAGTTTACGCTGCGCTGGCCAAGTATAAGTTTCAGTATTTGATTTTAGTTTGGCAGCTTCTTTTTCTACCGCTGCAATTCTTGCACTTAAGGTATAATACGAACCAATAATAGAGGCAAACATTGCCGCTATGGTAATAATCTGGGTAATGCTGATTGAAAAGTCAGCTTTGCCATCGCCGTTAATATCAATTTTACTCATCAATGTAGGTTATTTTTTTATGCTTTTTAAATCTTTGTAAATCTTCACTCCAAGTGAAACAATAGTAAGCAACAAGACAACAGTTTTTAATTCGGGGTTGATTGCCTCAATGCTACTAAAAAACAAGCTGAAAATTGCCAATCCGTAAGTTTTAAAATCATCCATTTTTATATTTTTTCTACTCGGTTAGATACTTCGATTACGGCTCTGAAAAACGTTTCGTTTTGCTCATAATCTTCAAAGTATCGTATTCTATCTATCGTTGTTGTATAAACGTTAAAGTTATCAGAAGATAAATCTATATAACCGCCTGAACGGGTTCTAATTAAATTTAAAACCCCGTCCACGATTTGGTTAAGTTGATACTCCCCCCCGTCATCGCCAAAAAAAGAAGTAATACATTCAATCCTCGTAATACATTCAGTTATAAAGCTGCTTTGGTTTTGGTCGATTTCATCTTCTAAATAACTATATATTCTAATAAAAGGCGTATTCGTATTTGTAGGCACTCGGTTGTAAACAGGAACATAAGACCCCCCTATGCTAATTGCGTTCGTTAAGCGGTCTAAATATGCCTTGCGTATATGGTGAAATGCTTCTCTCATTTATTTAATATTCTTTTAATTCCAGCTTTCAAGCCGCTGATTAACGCCTTTTGGTTTTTTCTAATATTAGGATAAAAATAAGGCTTTCCACTTCTTTCGTAAGTTTCATAAACTGCACCAAATTCCTGAACCATAGCATAATCAAAATTGTTCTTATCTAACGCAATAGATGAAACAAATCCTTTTAATCTACCAGTCATTTCTCCATTGACTTGTTGTTTTAGGTTACCTGTATCTTTTGGCGCTTCTTTTCTTATATCATTTTCCGAATTATTTACAAACGCTTTTAATTGTTGCGGTGCTAAATCATTCTCAATACTTGAAATAAGGCGCAATTTACGCTCTAAATCGGCTTTACTTTTTTTATCTATGTAAATACCCTCTTTCATTTTTTTAGTCGATTAAAACGCCTGTAATGGTTGTATAATATTTATCACGATGCTCAAAGATTTCGGTAATACGATAGTAATTAGATTCGCCTTGTATTTGTAAAAGGTCATCGTCTGTTATGTTTTCAGTTACCGTTTTACTTCGCATTATAAAATCAGCCTCTAAATAACGCCCACGTTTGAAATTTTTTTCTTCTATCTTTCCCTGCTTTTCATTAATCTTTGCCCACACGGTTGCTGTGGTTGAAAGCGTAGAAGTTGTACCACCATAACCATCAGAGGTTTTGGTTTGGCGTTTTATTAAAACCCTTTTATTTAGTTTCCCTGCATCCATTAAATAAACATCAATTTATAGCTGTTTAATATCTGGGTTACTTTAGTTGGCACTTCAACAAATGACACCCCCTGCATTACAATAAAATCAGCGCGGTTGTCGTAATAAGTTGAAACCAGCTGTAATATAGCTTGTTGTAATAAACCGTCATCCATTCCAGCGGTGGTATAGGTAACCTTAATATCTTTAGCTGGTAGTGAATCAAGTAAAATTACCTCATCGTAAACGCCGTAAGTATCATAAGAAGCAGATACGCCTTCTGCGGTAATACTTGTAATACTCGCAAGTGGCGCAAAAGGTACTTCAAAACGCTTTGTAGCTTCTTCTAAATAGTAAACTCTGGTTTTGGCTACAATATCTCTGGAGATATAATTCTCACACCATAAACGCGCCTGTTCTATCATCGTTCCAATCAGCGTATCGTCATCGCTAGTGTCTATTCTAATAAAATCCTTTGCAGCCGAAACAGTTACAATTTCAGAGCCTGTCGTGGCGGTTATTTTTATCTCTGGCATTATTTCGCTTTTTTAGTGGTTCTTTTTTTTACCGCTTTATTCTCTTTTGTTTCTTTCGGTGCTTTAACTTCTTTGTATTCAACGCCTATGCCTTTAGCGATATAATGGCGTGCTACTTTAGAATCAATATCTAAAATATCGCCCTCTTTTCGCCATCCATCGACTGAATAAACATCTTTAAGCATTTTGATTTTCATACGTGATATATTTGTAACAAAGATAAAAAAAATGCGCCACAACGATTTGCAGCGCACTTTTACAGAATTAAAAACAAAACTAATTTAGTATGATAAAAAACTAATTGAAAGCAAAGTTATTAAAAAACTTTGAATTTTTGCCTGTTAATGACAACCTAATTGACTGCATTTCACCCTCGTTTTTAAAAATAAAGAAGCCGTTAAAATACTCAACCCAAACAGCGAAATAATCAACCCTTTCTATTGTATAGTTGCTTTTTGAATTATGTAAAACGCAATGAACACTATTTCGGTTTGGCGTTGGGGTTTTGTGGGTGGATTTTACTTGAACCTTAATTAATTGGTCGCCAATATCAACGATACAATCGTAAACAGATGAATCCAACAAAGGGAAGGACACTTGATAGTTGCGTTTAATACATTCGGTTGCGAATAAATACTCGCCCAAGCATCCTCTTTGGTTATTATCCAAAATAGGTTCAATTGGTTTATGTAAAGTTATAAAAAAAACGCCAAGTAATTAACCCAGCGTTTTTTCGAACATAAACAATCAATTATCAAATGAAAGAAAACCTATTTTTCTCTGTATAAAGATAATGAAATTAATAACATTAAAATCGCATCAATGTAAGCCTTGAAATTATGCGCCATTCTTAAACCCCAAACGGCGAATAAAATTATAAGGAAAACCTTGACCCGTTTTTTTAATATTTCATTACCCATAGGAACAAATATAAAAAACCATACATAGATGCGTAGCCGAGTATTGTCCATACTGCGCCTAATAAAATCATTCTCTTAACAGCCCCCCTGTTTTCTTTGGCGGTTATCTGTTGTACTATTTCGTAAGTAAAATTATTATCGTTTTTCATAATGTTTGTTTTAAAATGCTAATTCGTTTTCGTATAAATTATCCTCGATTTTATCGTGAATCCAATCGTTGTAAAATTCCATTGAAACTTCTTCGCCGTTTACCTCTACATGGTACGGCTCAATTTCCATATAATAAGGCGTATCATAGTCGCCAGCATCATAATGTACATCGTAGCTTACTAAAATCGTGTAGTCGTTTCCTTTGAATGTGTAAGTGTTTTTCATAATGTTTTGTTTTTAAAGGGGGGTTGCCCTTTGTGAATTTTCCATTTTCTATCTGAATTTATTTACTAAACTGCTTCCAATAACCAAAGAAACTTCATTGTCCGAGAATTGATTTACCAAACTTTGCAATACGTCATGTTTAGTAATTGGGAGTTTGGATTGTAAACCCCAAAAATCTTTTCTTGTTATTGAAATAGTAATGTTGTTGTGCAAACTACTGGTTGCAAATTCACTTGGGATTGACCAAGTTTTACCGTCAATAAATCCAGCTTCTAAAAG